GTTTTGGTACAATAGAAACGGGCATACCCAAAGACTGAGCTACTTCAAATCTTGATTTACCTGTCCCTAGCTCTCGTACCTTAGCGTCATGTGGGAAATTATGTACGTCATAAAGATAGCCTCGGTCTTGAAGAATGCTAGCGTAGTAATTTAAGCTCTCTCCAGAGTCTTCAAAATAATCTATTAAGTGTATTGCAGTTCCGACTTGCTGAACAAACCATATAGCGGTTTTGTCTTGCATACCCAGATCCCAAAAAGTAGAAACTTTGTATTTTGTATCATAAGGAACTTTCGTCACTCTTCCTTCTTCATCACACTTTTGTAATGATGCAGAGTAAATAGATCCTATCGCTTGAGCGTCAAAAGAACATTCATATTCAGCCTCAAACGTCTCCGGGGGCATAATCCTCTTTGCCTCTGCGAGCTCGTCATCATCTATAATTCCTGTTTCAGACGCTTTAAATATTTTTCCAAACCATTGATCTTCTTGTTGCGAAATCTGATACATTTCAAACAAGGGGGAAGCAAATCCATTGGGAGTTCCTTGAAAAATCACCCTACCACGCCTATCACTTGTAGCTGGCCTAATTACTTCTGCAAACATATTTGGTGGAAAGCTTTGATACTCGTCCAGAATACATTCATCAATATAAATACCACGAAGACTATTAGGTCTTTCACAACCTAGTAATTGTATTCTTGCTCCGTTAGGAAAATCTGCTCTTAGTTCTGTCTCATGATAATCCATGTTAGGAATTACCGAGGTATAGTGTTTTAAGAAGTCCCAAGCTATTCTTTTTGCTGAAGAATACGTCGGGGCTATATAAAAACAGCGAGGTCTTGGCAAAGGGCAAGTCAAAGCGGTCTTTATAAGCTCATTAACGGCCAATACGGTCTTACCAAAACGTCTATGACAGACTAAAACGTTAAATCTTTTTAAATTACTATGTATTTCTTTTTGTAATTTTCTTGGGGTATAAGGTATTTGTATTTTTCTCATTCATTGTCCTTATTTCCCCCGGACTGACCCAAATAATCACTTATTCTGGCAACTGTGTTGCCCTTCACTACTCCCTTACCCGCTGTTTCAGGTAAAACAGTTCTTTCATTTAACATTTTTAACGCTTCACCGAAAAAGTCCATAGGAGCTTTTTTGGTCGTCGATTTTTTTTTGCCTGTTTTGGTCTTTTTTGTCATTTTTTGCCTCAAAATAGTGTTTACCACATAAGAAATAGTAACTCCCATGTAGTGTTTTTAATGCAAATGATCCCCATGACCCACATTTACAACAAACCTTATACTTTTGTTCTTCTTGTCTATTCCAATTAATAATTTGTATGCCGTTATATGCCATAAAACTCGTAGTAAAATCTCTTCTGACTAGAAATTGGTTACAATGACATTGTCGCCGATGTCAAGGGGGTGCATACCATATATAGTATGCCAAAATAGCCTCAAAAATGCCTCAGAAAAATGGCTAAAAACCTATGTTTTTCAAGGGTAAAATTTGTTGCATAATCTCTATTATAGGAATAAAAATAACATACTATATCTAGTATCTGCCTATAAGGGATTTGACGACAGAAATTATTTTATTCGTAATCACATTCAAAAACTCTAATGTTTTCAATACTAATCTGTATAGCCAACCTATACACCATACCACTATTTCGATTAATTTCATTATATATTCATCAATTTTGGATAATATTTCACTTAATTTATTCATATTTAATTCTTTACTACTTACCCCATTCAAAGAGTATCTTTTCTCCAGATGATGTTTGAATAGCCATACTAGCTTTTTCTTTGTCTGTACCATATTGAGAAGGTGCAGTCTTGCCGGCGAAGTACTGAACATCTTTAACGTAGATCTCAAACAGTTTCATTTCTGGCAAGGTAAGCTTCTCTCCCCTCTCTACTTTGTCAAAGTATTGTTTAAACTTTTCTTTCTTCTCTTGTTGCTGATACTCAGTAGCCCATTCTCTTGCACTGTAGTATTCTCTCTTTAGATCTTTGTCTTTGTCTAGGTAATCAGTAAAGCCTGTGTAGCTTAGCTTGTTCTTTTTGATAGCTTCAATAACAGTTTTCCCGGACTGTATGTCTTGCAGTACTGCTTTCACTAAAGTAGAGCTATACTTCTGCGGACGTCCTACTTTCTTAGTGGATTGTTTTATCTGTTTCGATGATGTCGTTTGTTTCGTAACCATGTTCACTTGCAATAACTTCTATAAATGCTTTAGCAGTATTCTTATCTAAAAAAGGATTAATTTTAATTACAACAGAAAATGTTCCGTCGCTCTCTTCATATATGATAAACCGACTTGTATTCTGATAATCTTCTAATTTCATAACATATAACTCTATTCAATTCTTCCGGCCTGTTCTTAAACTCCGAACGAAGTTTTTTTTTCAGTAGCAAATTTATCTTTAAGCTTGATAACATATCCCGGGCTAAGACCTACAGTCGTGCAAACAAATTTAAAATTAGGATTGTCTTCATTGAACCATGCTACAGCTTGAGCTTTAACATAAGGATTATAGCCTTGATCTCCGGACATACCGAGTGCGTCTCGCATGGCTTGAGATATTACTTCAATATAAAGTTGTGTTTCGGGTATATACATTGTTTAATTTCTTTACCCAATTCATAGACACAATTCTCGACTATGTAGTTATAGTAACACATAAGTTTGGTTAGAACGGTGAACGTAAAGTGAACAGTGCTGAGAAATGGTATTATTTTTTGATACCAACGGTATATTTTTTTAATACTGACGGTATTGATTATTAATACAAGCGGTATCAATTTTTGATACTGAAGATATCTATCCCCATAAATCAACTAAGACTTGTAATCCTTCTCTAAAGTCTCTCATAAATTTTTTTGCCGGTAGATTATCAACTAGAACATCTATTATTATGGGAGCATACTTTTTTAAAGAATTGTTAGCTCTTTTAATTTCAGCCTGACAATCATTTACAGAGTTCATGGTGGACTCGATATCGGCTTTTATATGATCTTTAACTAATACAGCTGTAGTCCTTTGATGATAGCCAGCTAAATGCCATAAGTTCTGATACTTGTAACCAGCAGTGAACATAAGATCATTGAGATCTTTATCCTTTGGATAGAGTAAGTTTTTTCTGTAATACCAATGAAGGATATCTTTGTATTTTATTTCAATTCTTTTTGGCTCTTTAGCTTGTTCAACGTACTCAACTTCTTGATAATCTGGGAGTCGATAAAACTTTCCATTTTCTCCTCGAATTATGTCCTGACCCCCATAATCTGAGATCTTAGCCTTACCCATTATTTTTAACCTTAGTAAGCCATAAATCTTTATTACGTTTATAATAAATAATATCTGCAACCACAGAATTTGAAGTTTTAACATACATATCGTAAATAATATCTCTAACTGTGGATCTGTTCAGGCCATAAGCTAGTGCTAGTTCATTAAAGGTTCTGTTGTCTCTAGATACTTGAATAAATAAATCTAAATTACGATTAATCTTAGCTGTGTCTTTAGCTCTGAGTGGGTAATCTTTTAAAATTTGTGATATACGATCCCTATTTAGTGTCCAATAAAACCTAGATCTACCTAAAGGATTATAAATTGATTTTGCCAAATTTTTTCTCACATCGATTAATCATCTCTGACTGAGCGCTTATCCACCAACCACCCATTTTCTTTGCGTGTTCCCAATTACTTAGATCCATTTTTTCTTGAAATTCCTTTTCCTCTTCCGGGCTTGGTTCAGTAACTACGTTATCTAAATAACATTCTCCGTTTATCCAAGTTGCCGGGTGTTTAGAAAATTTTTGATTAACCTCAAAATGTTCGTTGTAAAGTTTCTGCAATTCAAGCGGTTGGTTCTTCCATTCTTCCGGGAGCTTACTAAAAGCTTTACGAGCATGGCCGACTCCTACTTTGTTTTTGACACCTTTCCAAAATAATTCAAAACCAATCGGGTGTGTTTTATTATTATTAGAAGAAGAGGAAGAAGAAGAAGAAGAGAGAGCATGCTTAGAGGCTACCTCAAGGTTACCTAAAGGTTCGCTCTCAGTAACTTTAATCTTTTTTTGTCTTAATGAATTTTCTTTTTGTTTTACGATTTGATCTTGTAATTCTTTATGATGATAAAAGCCATTCTCTAAAACAAAGAATGTAGATATGATATAATGAAACTTCGTGTCATCACACTTGGACTTAATTCTATTAATAACACCTTCGGATAGCCCGGTTTCTCTCTCACACCAATACTTGAGCTTTAGGTGTTGGTAAATGCCAAGCTCTTCAAAGTCGAGCTCTAGCGTCTGAGCAAGTGTATTTGTAGCATATTCT